CGCGGGGATGTTGGAGTAGCCGGTCTTCTCCACATTGACACAAAGTCCAAAAGTTCCAGTCACCTCTTTCCTGAGGGAAAAGGACTTTCGATCACCTGCAATGACGCAGTCATCGCCGTTGAAACGACCAACGCGGTTGGCCCCTGCCCCCCTCGCGATATCGCTGGCGATATCGAAACAGGCCTTGTTGAGGATGCAGAGGAGAGGGAAACTCACCAAGTTACCCATCATACTCCCCCGCTTAATTGGCCTTATCTTACCTGTGTGGGGATTCAACCACCTAAGGTTCGAAAAGGATCCCATCATGACCTTTCTTTCATTCTCGCTCAACCGAGCATCCTTCGACAGTTCTTCGACAATGACATCGACGGCCTCAAGATAAATCTTGTCAGTGGCAGATTCGTAATCTCCACTGATAACCGCCTCCCCGTCTTTCCTGTCATTGAGAACAGCCAAGAAGTCTTCCTTCTTTACATCCCCACGTACGAGCCATCCGAAGGACGATAGATGGTCGTATAGGGCGTTGTGAACCGGGGTAAGGACCCGTTTGACACGGGCGGATTGCATCGTTACAACACGAAGCTTTCCCTTTGTCTTTGCAACCCCCAACCGGACGAGAGAATCGTCGTTGGAAGTCTTGGAGGGGCACGTTGCCAACGTGCCACCTTTGCCTTGAGTCGTTTCAAAACACCCTTGCTGGTCAGGGATGTAGACCCCACTCTCGCTCCTTCTTACTCCCCCCTCCACACTCTCTTTCCGAGCGTTTTCCAAACGCTCTCCCCACCCGGTGATGAGCTCGCGGACATGGCGTCGCAACTCCCAATAAGGATCATAGCACCAAGTGGCGCTCACCTTGTCGGGGGTCGTACCCATGCGGTCCGCCCATTCACTCTTGGCCTCCTCACCCCGATCGGCATCACAGCTCGAGCAAGGAGCATCGAAAATGCGCTTGCAGCTCTTAAGAGCCGAAGACATCTTCGAAGCGCGAACTCGAGTCCTTGTCTTACCCCCTCCCGAGGAGGTAGGCATGCGTGAAACGATCGGGACGATTCGGTCCCAATCCTTCCTAAGGTTTAAACACGTCGCACCTGATAACTCAGGAAGCTCGCCCAGGAGTCTAAACTCCAGCTGGACGACGCGAAGTGCCTTTAGAAGGCCCCGC